TACTGCATGGTTGAGTAGAACCGCGCTCTAGCGTCTTCCAACTCTGCATTAAACTCTCTAGTATCGTTGATCTCGCCAGCGTTAAACTTCTTCATAGAATTAATCTCAGAAGAGTTATGTTTCTCAACTGCTACATTTAGTTCATCGTAGAACTTATTGAAATCATTTGTTTGTTCTGCAGTGAATAGGCGCTGGGCATTAATAATCTTACTATCTTCAAACAAAGCTTGAGTCTTAGCCTGTTTGTTTATTACCTCTGCCTGTTGCTCATTAGTTAAGTTCTTTAAGTCCATCTCTAAGAAAGACTTAGCATTTTGTACTGCAGCCGCTTGTCGTGCGCCTAAGTTAGCTACTTCAAAGCGAGATAATATATTTGCTTTGTTAATTATTGCTTCTTGTCGGTTGTCTAAATTCTTTGTTGTAAGTGTTTGAAAAAAAGTTGCTTCTTTCTCTGCTATGCCTAGCGTGGCTTCCATGATAGCTGTAGCCATTGCAGAGGTTTGGGCTGATCCAGTAATACCATCAAAGGCCATTGTCTGTGCTACTGATCTAGCCATCTTCTGCGCCCACTTAGGTATAACAGCCTGACCTTGATCATTAACAAATTGCTCAGAGATGATTTTCATCTGCCCAGCTATTGTAGCTTTTTCGTCTACATAGTTACCTTCGCCCAGCGCCTTGGCTAAATTCTTACCACTAACCGTAGAGGTATCTATGATTGTGCTAAACTTCTGGGTGGCATAATCATTAGCCGCAACACCAGTGTAGTTGATTGTACCATCTTCATTTACGCCAGTGGCTGCGCCTGTCATATCAATTTCAATAGCAGAGGCATCTACGAGGTTGTCATCGTCTATTGTTCCGGTAGCTGCGTTAACATCAAAAGAAGAATCCATCTTATCAAGGTTTGTACTAGCCTCATAAGTCACTGGGGTTGCTGCTGTAACGGAATTAATGGTAGATGCTTCTCCTGCAGTAGCAGTTTCTATATTTAGAGCATCTGAATCACCAATAGAGTACTTGGGGTCTGTGCCATCAAGAGTAGTACCTTCAGCATTTGCATCTAAAGTTGGAACTAAGTCTTCTAACTTTAGGTTTCGGCTCTCAGCCCATGCTTTTGGATCGTCTACAATTGCTTTAATATCTTCATTTTGAAGATCCATGCCTGTAGATTTTGCCCATTCTTGAATTTGCTCTAAAGTAGTTTTTTCTGTTTCGCCTTCAGTTCCATCTGCACCTTCGCCATCGTTGGCTGCTTCATACTTCTCTAATTCACTAACAGAGTCATTATCTCCAGAGTCTTGGGCTTGGGCTTTATTATATTCATACCCAGTTATTGCGGTGATCCCTTGCTGTTTTAAAAGCTCTACTTGTTCTGCTGTTATTCTTTCACCAGTTTGAGGATTTACTGGTACTTTTAGAGCATCTACCCACTGACCATTTACTTCAACAACTTCATATGGAAGACCAAGAAAGTTCTTAGCATAATTTCCAATTGAGGCATCTGCACCGCCTTGGAATACTTGTAGAGCCTCGCCGTTGGCTCCCACAGCCCCCTCTACTTCGTCATCATCCGGACCGATACCATTAATCCAATTAACGACGCCACCAAGTAACTTAGGCATAAAAGTAATTGGAGCTACGATATTTAAAGCAGTGGTTGCTGCACTAGATCCACCACTATCATCATCACCGTCATCATTACCACCTTGATAAGTAGTCTTAAAATTCTTGTCTTTTTCTACATAATCATTATTACCATCACTATCGAATATACCACCCTCAGTAGAAAATTGAGAACCGCTTTGACCTGCGCCACCACCGTCAGTCATATCCTTTACAGCATCGAAAATATTCCCATCATCAGAACCAAATCCAAATATTTTAGCCATTTAGTTTTTCCTTCTCAGCATCACACTGGCGAATACGATCACGCAGTAGTATATAATCGGTGACCACCTCTGGGATTGCCTCATAGTCTTCATGTAAGACATCTAGCTCTGCAGCTAGTATTTCAGTAAAATCTTCTGAGTATTGTTTTACTGGTGGGCAATAAATTTCTAGGTCGGTTCTATAAACCGTTTCCGCGCAGCCGCTTAATGAGGCTAGGGCGGTCAGTAATAGTATCTTCTTCATGTTCTGAAATAGCCTTGTAAAAATTAGTTTTCTTCTTTGAGGCTTGTAGGTCATCTTTAAGGATCTTATTCTTCTCTTTATTAGCTCCTACAACCTTTCCCATGACGTAAATGATAGGAATAGCCAGAGCCAATGCACCAATGATGTAGGTCTTAATTTTACTAAAGATAAACACTAGTGGATGCCTTCTTTGTTATCTTTCCATCTTGCGTATGCTGCTAGGGCAATGCCGCCAATCGCACAGACTAAGAATATAGTCTTCAAGCTATCAGCGTAGGGTAGTAAGCTTTGCATTTGACCTGCTACTTCATTTAGACCTGTAGCTGCACCAGCAATACCTGCACCAGCCATAGTCTTAGACTTCATCAAACTTTTAGGAGCTTCTGAAGTAACCTTCTGAGGCATATCCGGACCACCTTCGTCAGATGGCATCAGAGCATCTCTAGTAAAGATTGCAGCTTCTGCAGCCCTACGTCGAGTTAGACCTTTTAGAGGAGTAAGCTTTCCATCAATCCGACATTTATTCCAGCGCATAATCTGTTCAGGAACTTCGTCGTACAGACCCTTGTTCAATTTCTTCAGCAAAGTTGAGCTACGGAAGGCTCCTTCGCCTAAATTGAATATGAACGACACTAGACTGTCATATTGTCCTTGTGAAAGAGGTACTTGTACATACTTCTTAATAGCTTTTGCATGGTCATTAAGGTCTTCAATTAACCGTAATTCGCAGTATTCTTTAGTCCACTTAGTACCGCTGCGTACTCCGCGAGTCGCGCCCCAGCCGCAAGTATACCGTCCGGCGCTACAACGATAGGCGCTCACCATACCGTCTGGCTGCACTCTATGAAGTCCTTCAAACTTCTTTACTAAATTAATACCATCTTCTGAAATTTTGACAGGGTGCATTAAATGCTCCTTAACTATAAGTTTTGTTTAATGAATGGTTCGTCTTGGTTGCTCGACATCAGACCCATTCCTTGAGAGGAAAGATCTCCTGTTTGACTACCTAATGTACGATACCCCATTGTATCTAATGCAGCCATTAGTTGATTTATGTCAGTATTTTTTTGATCTACTAGTTGTCCAGTAGAAGGGTTGTATGTATTTGTAATTAACATACCTTGCTGATTAATACCGCGTCTTACTGGATTACGGTTTTTATCAACAGAATCTGTAATTAAACTTCCTTGGTCATCAAACGCATTTGCCAAAGCACTATATTCTGTTCGGACACTTTCATCTAACGTATCCCCAGAATTTAATAAAATGTTTTTAATTGTATTTAATCTATCTACAAAATCTAATTTCTCAAAGGATGCAGATTGAGAAGTATTTTGTTGATTACCACTTAAAGCCTTCGCTGTATTAGCAAATGTACCAGTTTCACTCATTATTGTATTTTGATTTCTCTGGATATCGCCTTGGTTTGCTAATGCTTTATCAGATATTCGAGTAGCTTGATCTTGAATATCTCTCTGATTAGTTGTCACTTGATCAAACCCACCTGTTACAGACTTTGCTAATTCTGCGCGTTGTTGGTCAGCTAATGTATTAGCCTTTTGTTGATCTGTGCGGAGAGTATCCAGACCTGTTTGAACACCACCAACACTATCCTGAATAGCAGTCTGACCTGCAGATAAATCTCCGTAGTAGGTGGTTGCTTCTTCTTTCATTGCATTAAGTACATCTGACATTGTAGCCTGACCAGTTAATACCGCTGTCTGCATATCTGTTATTTTTTGATCTGTAGAAGCAAACCCCTCTCCAACAGTTGTTCCTAACTCAGTAATGCCTGTATTAGCTGCATCTACTCCAGTTTGAACATTACCCACGGCACTACCTAGCCCAGTGATTCCAGTATTTGCCTTATCAATACCTGTCTGCATGGTATTCTGATTACCTAAAATATCAGTCTGCCCTTTAGACAAAACTACTTGACCGCCAAGTATAGACCCTTGGTTGCCTAAGAGGACGCCTTGATTATCTGTTACACCTTTAAACCCTTCTTCCATAGCACCCGACTTTGCTAAATCTGAGGTATCAATGGTGTTTGTAACTACCGTAGTTGGTTGAAATGTATCAAATCTGGTATTAATTAACTCGTCTGTATTAGACTGATTTCCAAGAATAGTTTCGGTGTCTCCTTTTACAGTGCCAGTAACCTCAACCTCATTTCCCCCATAAGTTATAGTATCTCCGCCTGTACTGGATACATTACCTTCAGCATCCGTACTTTCTACAATGGGGCTAACAAAACTGTCTTCAGAGGATATAACAGTTCCTGTTGGCGAGGCGGTTCCTATATTATCAGATGCAGTATTTCCTGTATCCACAATTGAAGAACCAGTATCGGCTCCACTAGCCCCAGTGCCGCTACCACCTTCAAACATCATCAACCCTGTATCCACAGTTGAGGAACCAGTATCGGCTCCACTAGCCCCACTACCGCTACCACTTCCTAGTAGCACCGACCCTGCTTCCTCAATGAAACTATTATCGGCTCCAGTAGTTTCCACTTCTGCTTCGGTAGCCCCACCACCACCGCCTTTAAACGTAATTAACCCAGAGTTTCGAGGGTTTAGAAACTTAAAAAATGGGTTATATAAGGTCATCTTAGATCTCCATATCGAAAACGTAGTATAAGGGTTTGTACTTATTGCCTTGTCTAGAACTCAGGCTCTGCAATCTTCTTTGCCAACCTTTTCGACCCCAGACTTGCATGTGGCTGCAGCCGTTCTGTTTAGCAAAATCTTCAAACACCTTATGGTCATGTTCGACTTGTTTTAGTGGTATATTATTGGTGGTGTTTGTAATTATTTGGCAGGTCTTTACCTGACCGTAATTTAAAAATCGTAGTGTAGTGGTGCAGACTATCTTGTTGTCTCTGTCTAGGGTGATGAAAATGAAAATCTTGTTAGCGAGTGCTTGTTTGCACATGTCTAAGATTGTTATTTCATTTATGCCGTGATCTAGAGCTTTTTCTATATCAGATTCTATTAAATGCCAGACTTTTAGAACTTCATTTGGAGAGAGCAAGACAGTCCGAAACTCAGAGGTTTCTACTGTCATTAAGTGCCTTAATATATTAAATATTTCTTTAATATTATACAGGTTATTTTATAATTATGCAAGCGTATATTAGGGTTTAGTAGGCCAATCGCCATCTTCTAGGTGAGGCCAATTTGAATGTGTCGGTAAGTTCCTCAATGAGTCTCTATAAGCCGTTTGATCAGAAGACATAGTACGGTCTGATACTGCCCACCAATCAGTTTCTTGTAATAGGTTATTACGTTGGCTACGATTAGTACTTGCTGCGTTTGTGTCTAATTGTGTTTTATACTCAGCCTCTTGCTCTGCTTTAGTCTTCCCACCTTCAATATCAGCAAACATGTCTCTGATTTCCCAAGCCTCAACCCAGTTATCTTTGGCATCTTGCACTACACCATTACGAGCTACAAACTGATACTGTCCAATTCCATCAGTCGGCTTTGGCGCAGGGAGAATAGGGTCAACATTGTAAGCATCAAACGTAAAATTATTCCAAACTTTTGTTGGATTTATGTTAGGAGCAGAAGCTTTCACTTCTTCTTTTGACATTACTGCACCTGTTGTTCTATCCCTATATTCACCCATTAGATTAATCCTTTCTTATGAGTTTTATTATGCTGCAATTGCGTAAAAGATGTAGTCTCTGCCACCATCATTTGTAATGTTACCTGTGCTATTTACAGTAAAACCGCTGCTTAAAGGGTCTATGGCATCGCCTGTTAAACCCGAATTGTTGTTTAATTGAAAAGAAGTATCGTTACCTGCAACAATACCTCTGGCTGTATCCCACAGATGCCACGGCCCAGATGCAGACGAAGATTTAATAATAACTAGCTTGCTGCCGTTTGAAAAACCACAATCTATGTTTTGACTACTGCCATTCCCAGTAAAACTGCCAACCTTAGATACCCCAGGAAGAGTTGCCCATAAAAGAGCTAAGTAAAGGTCATTATTTGCATTTGGGTGGCTGTGATTTCCAATAGAAAATACACTAGAAGTAGGTGTAGTACTGTTCCAAAATTTAGTTCCCTCATTTTGTTGAGCATCTTCACTATTTACAACAATCATGTGACTATTACTGCTAAGACCAGAATGGTAAACAAACCAATCACCTGAAGCATTATACTTTTTAATCCATATCATTTCAGGCACTACGCCAAGATTATGTGGTACAGTTCTAGCTGTATTGTTACCCTTATAAGCTGTCATATCAAAAAACCCAGGCGCTCTGCCCCACATATATCCGTAATCTGATGTAGTTACACCGCTGTTATCAAACCACCCCTTAGACCAATCTAAAGCATAAGTACCTGATGTAGTACGAAAGCCCGAACTACTTAGCTCAATGTATCCAGTAGCCTGTCCTGCAACTCCTGATATACTTCTACTTGTTACAAATGCTCCCCCTGGAACACCTCTCCAAGCAAAGTCTACATCAAATGATGTGTCAAAAGCAGGTGGATTGGGTAAAGTTGCCCCTCTTGTTTCGATATGAAAGCAACTACTTGAGCTTTCTGGTATAGCCATTGGGCCTCTTCGTATTGCTATGTAGATGTAGGTTTCACTACCACCATTTACTTGCTGCCCTGAAGTTTTTGGCCGAAAGCCATTTGCATAAAACTCAATATCATCGTCATCATTTTCTTGAGAACTTAAATTAGGGCGTAGATACTGGTGATTAAATTCAGAAGAAATACTTCCTGCATACGGCACACCTCGCTTACCATCTACCATACGCCAATCTTGCGTCTGAGTAACACATTTATATAGTACAAATTCAGGCTCAAATCCTAGATTTACGTCTTGACCTGATGACGAACCATTTCCAGTATAACTCCCACACTTAATAATATCCTGATCCG